TCATTCGGTGTGTTGGCCGCCAACAACCGGAACCACTTCAATTTTTCTGTTGTATCTTGCTGTCTGGGTAATATTTTTATGACCCGAAATGACCTGCTTCTCGGCCAGCGTACCGTCCAGATCTGAAATGCCTTTGGCTTTTAGATCATGAAAGGTGAAGTTAAAGTCTAATTCGGGAAAAGTCTCTTTCGCGCTATTTTTCGCTTTCTTCCAGCGACTGTTAAAACCATCACGGGTATATTTATGCCCCGTGGCCTGACAAATAACATGCATACTGACAATACCCGGTTCGGTAATTAAGGTGTCACTCAGCTTCACCGCGTCTTCTAAGCGTTTCGTCCATGCCTTAATTTGTTGTTTTCCGGTTTTACCCTGACGAATAAAGATCCCTTTTTCCATTAACTGTGCGCGGGTGAGTGACAAAACATCGGCTTGTCGTGCACAACATAAATAAGCCAGTTCCATTGCAATTCTGACAATGGCAGGGGCGACGGAATAAAGCGCATGATATTCAGCATCAGTGATATACCGTTCCCGCGCTTTCTCCTTGTATTGTTTCACACCCTTACACGGATTGCCTTTGACCATACCCCGCTCATAGCCCCATTTGTAGACCCGGGAAAAGAAAGTTTTCTCGCGGTTGGCCTGCGTTCTGCTCTTCAGGCCGCGTTTGTCCATGTACTTTCTGACGTGCTCGGGTTTCACGTTGTCCGGTGCCATTTTCCCGAAGACAGGGACCAGCTTGTTGGCATATTTCCGATAATCTTTTTTGGTTTCTGTCGCCAGATCCTGAAACGTGGCTGAAGCCAGAAATTGTTTGATTAACTCTGACACGGTGTTTTCCTCTCGTGACATGTCACTGATAACTTTTTCATATTCCGCCCAGATAACGGAAAGCGGGGCGTCCAGAGGGCAGAGGGAAAGCGATCCCCCTCTGGACGGATGAAATTCATATTTGGTTTTTCCCCGATAGACCCGTTTGGGTAACTTGGCATCGGCGGCGTTCTTCCTTGTTCTGGCCATTATTACATATTCTCGAAATCGGGCTCTTCGGCGGGTTTGGAGTAACGGGTAGCAATTAGGGGATGGTTAAAATGTTTCCAGGTTGTTCTGGGTTTACCGTCTTGGCGTGTGATAAAGAAAATGCCATGTTTGACCAGTGCCTCGCACTGTTTGGACGGTATTTGATAGCCGGTCAATTCTTCCATTTCCTCATCGGTGATAATGTCGCAGTGGCTTTTCATGGTCTTGCCTCATCATCGATAGAATGATCAGATCAGCGGTGTCACAAGCGCGGATAATCTCTGCTTGATGGCAGGGCGTGTTTTTGACACTGGCCGCCAATCGTCCCAGTTTGATATCGAAGTTCGTTAATAGTTGTTGTCCCGGTTGCCAGGGCTGCATGATGGTGCTCCGTTTGGTGAATGTACCATCATGCTAGGCATTACGTGGCTGAATTTCTGATTAGGCTTAATCAGTTTCGCGGGCCAAGGAAAGAATATCGATCGCCGTCTTCTGATGACGATTAGCCGGCTCGATTTTTACTTCGGACGGAAAGTCATAGGAGACGGAACAGCGGCGGTCGGTCATGATCAAGCCGTTCGTACCATCGGGCAGGGTGAGCCTGATGGCTTGGTGACGTTGGTGTTGATGTTTAAGCATGGGTCTGGCCTCTTTTTATATTGCGGTTTGGTCTGATTTTCTTGCGCTTGTCAGCAACAGCTATTTTTATTCGTGCCAGATTAATGGCGGTTGGTTTATGTTGTATGGATACGGCGTGATAGAAATTGTTTATAACGCCATGCTCTTTGTGAGTGAGCATCAATAAATTATCAATCTGGCAATTTTGAGGGTTGCCATCGTTAAAGGTCAGGATAGTTCCCTTGGGGCGTTTGCCATGATGTTCTTCCCAGATGACATGATGTTTATGTCGCCAGATATTGGGTTCGGCTACTTTGATTTCGGTATAACCGCAACCAGTAACCCGTTCTGTCCCTACCGGGCGTTTATTCCATGCGGGTTGCCCTTTTTTAAATGAGCCGGAATTGGGCCTGGTTAACCCTTTGGCTCCGGCATTAAAAGGGCGATGCCCTTTGTGAAATTGTCCACTACGGCCTGTGCGTAATCCCAGTCTTTTCCTTAAGCCATTAATCGCTTCATTTGAGCGGTTGACAGAAAAAGAGTGGTTGAACTGGACGGTAAGTTCTTTTAATGGCAACAGGTAGTTGGCTTTCATCCAGTTTTCCATTTCAGGGGTATATTCAAATCTCTGTCTCATGATCGCCCCTCCAGATATTTGGGGGCGGACTTAATTTCATGATTACCCAGTGCCTTTTGAACTTTAAGGGCTAAGTGTCCGTTGCTGACGATTTGAGTGGCCACATCAGAAATGGCGTTTGCACGCCGAATTTCCATTTCTAATACTTTGTCGGAAAGATCTTCGTCAGACAACCGCTCTAATTGAGCAAAAAGATGGTTATTTAAATCTTCAAGGGTATTTTTCATCATGTTCACTCTCTCAGTGTAATTGCCCGTGACGGGAGACAGAACTGAGTTGGTTTATCAGGGCGGTTTTCAATTGTTCCAATGTGGCTTTTTCCATTGGCGAAAAATCCGCGGTTCTGTCTGCTGACCATGTAATTTCACACTGGTCGATTTCTTCGTTATAAAAGATGCTGACTTCAAGTTTTGCTGCCATCATTTCCTCCTGATTGCCCGAATCACCGGGCATAATCTGATTGTTAACGAACCTGCAAACTTCTTTCCCCGATTTCGATATGTGCGCCTGGAATGGTTTCGCCGCGTTCAATCGCTTCTTTAATGGCTTTCTTGTCCGGGGCGGTAATGGTCTGAACATCCACTAATTCATCGGGTAGTAACATCTCATTATCGATAATGACTCTGGCGCTACCCTGACGAGCGCTGAAAGTATTTTTCGTGGTCTTCAGGGTATTCAGGTCTGCTTTTAGCAAGCAATCAAGAACATATTTTTTCAGGTGTTTGATTTGTCCTTCAAGGGACTTTTTGCGATCAGCCAGTCGCCTGGCTTCATCGTCCAGCGTTCGGGCCTGTCCTTCAAGGTTACGGACATGGATCATGACCGCATCCAGCTTGTCACCCAAAGCCCCTTCCAGTCCATCGAGGGTATCGGCAATTTCTTCCGGTGAAAATTCACCGGTGGTGATCAGTTTTTGCAGCTGATCATAATCGGCAGCTAATGCAATCGCGGTGGTCATGGATTTGCCTCTTCCAGTTGGGTTAAACAGTCTTTTTCGATTTCAGTTAAACGACGTAACCGACCTGATAAATAACGTTCATACTCTTTGTCACCAAACGATTTCGCACTCTTGAGATGCACATCGATTTCACGGGTCAGCGTGGAAGCAATGCCTCTTAGTTCGTTCTTGGTGACGGCCGTTTTCATGGTCTCGGTATTACGTGAAAACTTCTCGTCCAGTTCTTTACGTAAGCGGGTGAGATCTTCCGCTTTATCACTGGCTGCCTTGATACCGAATTCAATTTTGTTTTCAGCCAGATATTCAGGATTGTCGTGCATACCCATAAAGACATCAGCGCTAAACCCAAGCATGGATAAGGCTTTTTTGATGGCATCCGTCAGGGATTTTTTAAGTACCTCACCATCAGCTTTCGGACCATACGCTGATTGGTAGCGATAGGGCGTGGCGCCATAACTGGTGAATTCGCCTCGTTCCCCTTGTTCATTCACATACCAAAACAAGATCTTGATAGAGTGATTCTGGGTAAAAATAAGTGAACCGTCGCCATCACGTAAGAAGCGGATGGCTATCTGTTTATTACGTTCATCCAGAACGGGTTCAGTCATGGGTATACCGTCGATACACTTTTCTTCCAGAACGTCATACCCCCAGCCTTGACCCGCAGGGCCGAAGATTTCGGTTGCCCGCATGAACATATAATTACTGTTGATGCTGGTGCCGCTATAGCCCATGCCTTCCAGTGGTTTGGTAAAGCGCGGATCGGTACGCTGAACCGCTTTCCAGATACGGAGGTTGGCCTGCTGTTCATTACCTCGTGCCTTGATGGTTTCTTCCAGTAGATCGGCACGGTGCTGAAAGTTATCATCTCTGACGTTCTGGCCACTGACTGATGGCAATAGAGTGCTTTCATCATTTGCGGCTGTTTTTGGTGCAGCTTTATCCGTTTCCGGTACGGTTTCCGCTATTGCTGGTACATTTGCATCAATTTCCGGCGCGATTTCTTCGGGTTCTGGTACGATTTCCGCTTTGGCTGGTTTGGTTTTTCTCGATCTACGGGGTTTCGCTTCAGCTTTTTCTGCTGTTTTTTCTGCTGTGATTTCTGACGCAACTTGTGACTCTTCATCTGAAATTGCTTCTGTTACGGCATTTTCCGAGGTCACAGCGGTTTTGCTATCACCTAATGCCCGGTTTAAAAATGCCTTCATAGCGTTAGCATCGGTCAAAAATTCGGGATGTTGCTTGCCTTCACGAATCACATTAAAAAGTGTTTCGCGTGGAATGGACAATGCATCCAGTCTGACACGAAATGCCGTAGACCAGCGCCGCCAGATTTCATCACTATCAGCCATCAACTTTTTAGCGGCACTCATTTCTTGTGAGCGGATCTCCCAGCAATCGAAATCACCATCCAGTAAGGCCATTGCCACTTCTAAATCCAGCGTGGCGTAATTGTGACTAAACTCGCGTTGTTGGTATGAACCAGCCAGCCACTTTTCTCCAAATTGAGTGACTTGTTCATAACCAACATTATCTACAGAAGCAAAATGTTCCTGAACAGCCTGCACGAATTTTTGTGTCTGTGCGGCGTTCATCAATGAAGTTCTTATGATGCCGCCTAACCCGTGGGCAATATTGCGTAGCTTAGGTTGATCTGTTCCTTGATGAACGAACTTAATTGCATCAGAAATCTGCCCGTTTGTCAGTTCTGTGGTGTTGAATAGCAAAATAGCCGCAACACGTACAATGGTGGCCACTTTGCCAAAATTGGCGAGGTCATGTCGGGTATCGCGTTCAATGGTTTTGGTTTTCCATGTTGCGCCATCAAATTCATATTCAGATGCAAACTTCTCATCAAACCTACCCACGGGCGGGCGAGGGGAACCGACCCGGTCTTCACAAATAATCGGGGTATCGGTATTAAACTTATCCATGTCTTCCGGATACTCATCACCCAAATGAACGATGGCCAATGCCTTAGCCATTTTGATGGAATTGGCGTCAAGGGCGATGGCTAAAGATACAGCGCCATCCTGTTGGGCCTCTGGGGTCGGCTCAAATACACAAACATAAGTGGTCATGGGTCTTGCCTCTGGTTAGTTACCTGTTTTAGCCAGTCTGATGGCTCTTCGAATGCCAGCTTTGGGCAGCCGGACCGTGGAATAAAGATCCTTCACCGGATTTGAGTAAACCATCCCCGTTGTCGGGTAATATTCCACCCGCCGTTTTCCACCAAGCAGGGAGATATGGGTTACCCCTCCCACGAAATCACTGTTGTTTTCATGCTCAACAGCGGTTAAGCCAGCATCCAGAATCATTTCAACAACCTCATTGATGTTTTGCACCATTCCTCCGGGGCTAATAAGGCAGTTCCATATCGGCAGCAGAAACAGGTTGACCTTCAATGCACAAGAGTGACTGGATATGGTCTTCAATCCGGTTCACTTCTGTTTGCGCACAGGCCAGCACCTTTTCTTTTTCAGCCTTGAGCGCGTCGATCTGCGCATGGATGAGATCAGATTTATTGATGGAGGGGAGGGTAATGTCCACATCCTGCTGATGAACTAACGCACCCCAATAGGTTGTGTTAGCGGGTGCACAGGTGAGGGTATTGAATTCAACCTGTTTATCAAACCCTTCTTTGGCATAGACGTAGAGGGTGACATTCAGTGTTTTTGGTTGTGCTTTCATAGCAACTCCTATATATTATTGTGGATCGATGAGTAATCATTGGTCTTGCCTCTTTGGGCGGATTGGTCTCCGCCCTGAGAATTCCCGATAGCTTTGGTCGGCGATTCGGGGTAAAAGAACCCGCTTCGGTGGGTTTTTTTACGTCTGTTGTCAATGACCCGTCTTTCCGGGCTGTCAGCCTGTTGGTGCATTGCTTTCCACGGTCAAGAAATTGCTGGTTACGCTATCCAGCGTCGCTTTACCCTGGTCAAGGATGACGACCGTATTGTTGCCTCTTTGCGCATCACTCTATGGTGATTGGTCTCTTTCTAACTGTATCCCCTGGTGTTGGGATAAAAGCCAGCTGTCATCAAGTGGTAATCATGGCAGGTCGTAATGAGCGCTGCGGTTCTCCTCCTCCATGACAACTGAAACGGTAAATTCGGTCTTGAACATTTAACCTAAACGGCTGCTGTGCCGTATTGTCTGAGCAAATCATCTACCTCTTCTTACGCCGGTAGCGGCTACTTCGTGGGCGTCCTGCCTGTTTGCTGTTGATGTTTTTAATTAAACAATAAGTTGATGTTTTTGTCAATGATGATATCAACTAAAAGTTTATTGTTGGTTTTTTGGTCTAATAGGAAACATTTAAGTTGGTTCTTTGTTGAGGAGTAAGGTAACAGGACCACTGGTTAGGTGGCCTTGTTAGTTAGTACGAGAATATTTTGTAGGGTAGTTAAAAATCTAGGAGAGGTGATAACACTTGCTATCTGAAAGGCAATTTTAAAAGAAGTAAAAAATATAATAAGTTATGCTTTTTTATTATGCCTTTTATGTAATAATTCATCTAGTAAAGTATCGTAATACCGTTTTTTCTCTTCAAGAGTTTTTAGGAGCTGATTGGCTTCACTATCAGGTAATTCATTAAAGAGTTCTAGTAGAATTTTTTCTCGTGGTGAAAGTGATCGCTCTGGTGTGTCATTTGGCCCGTCTACATCTTTATCCCCTAATATCCAATCGACTGAAACGCCAACGTGTTGAGCTAGTTTTTGAGCTGAACGTTTACCTATATCACCTCTGTTGAACCAATTATTAACCGCTTGTGGACTGACGCCAGCGATACGAGCCATATCTGCTTTAGATATACCCTGTTGATCCATGAGTTCGTTAAGTCTCGCCAATACGGCGACATTGTTTTTTAAATTGTCTTTCATCTTGACATTATAAACATAATGTTTATATATATAAATAAACATAAGGTTGACAAATGGTATCAACTAATTGTTTAATAAATGCACGTAAGCAGATTAGGAGAAAAATAGTGACTGCATTAAAACGCGCGATCGAAATTGCTGGTTCAGCGAAATCTTTAGCTGAAAAGTTAAATGTTTCTCAAATGACTATTAGCTATTGGGTTCATCGCTCACGTGGGATTGTTCCTCCACAAAGAGTTATACCCATTTATAAAGTAACTGGGGTAACACCACATGAGTTACGACCAGATTTATACCCTAATCCTAAAGATGGATTACTTGAAGTGTAGCTGATATCAAAGATTAAAATCTGATTTTCAATAATCAACATTGCGACAGGAGACGCAAATCGTGGAGCAAGATATTAATGCGCTTAAAGCCGAAGTTGAGGCTTGGGCCATGGAGAGAGGTCAGGAGCATGTAGCCATTGAAATCAGTCGTATGTATTTCCTGTTGTATCGCGGTGGTTCTCAATTCCGTTTACGCCGGATTGAAGATGAATTAGGGAATGCTGACTGGAAAGCGATAAACAATAACCGTCAACAGATTTTCCGGTGGTTACGCAGTGATTCAAATGCCGCACAACGTAAGATCACGGAATTGTTGCCAGCGATTGAAGCGGCATTACCGATAGAACGACGAGCGAGGTTGACTAGTGAAGATAATTTGAATTATCTTGCATCGATTGCGATCAAAGAATTTGCTGCGGCAATGAGTGAAACGCTTTTAGGAGGCCGTGACATGTCACGACAAATAATGAATGCTGTAACAGCATTAAATGCAATACCGCGTCTGACCAACGTTTAAAACAGAAGAGGCAAGACCAATGATAATCGATACGATTACCTATCGTGACGGCTTTCGCCTGAACGGTAACCCCGCCACACGTGAAGAAATTTTACCCATCTATGAAAGCCGTAAGGAAGCGGCTCTCGCGACGCGAGTCAATGATGAAAAAAATAAATCAACACTGAGCACTGAAAATCTGCCATCTGATGAAAATCAGAAGGCATGCTGTGCTATTGCTAAAAAATGAGGAAGCTGAGATGAGTGTATTGGAAAAAATTAATCAGCTTTCATTTGAAAATCCTATTCATCGTTTGATATTGCTGAAAATTCTCAATAGCGGAAATATGGACGGTATTGGTGAAAGGAACATTTCTCATGAAGACATGGCACATTTTTGTTGTTGTCATTCCATGGTTATTTTTAGAGAAACTAAAAACCTTGAAAATCAGGGTATTATAAAGGTAAGGAAAATACTTACCATCACTGATGGAAAAGTTAAAACAGCGCCTTTTCGTGCCTATGAATTACAGGAATTAGTTTAATGGATAAGCAGAGCATTACTCCTGTAGTGAATGAAATAAGTAAAATAAATATCACAGGTAACGTTATTCCGGCTGTTTGGTGGCAATTTATAAAATTCCCATCAGGAAAACCGGACAGCACGGCAATTATTTTGTTGTCTGAAATTGTTTATTGGTATCGACCAACCGAAATCAGAGATGAACTCACTGGTGAGCTTAAGGGATTTAGAAAGCGTTTTCATAGCGATAAATTACAGCGTTCTTATCAATCATTTTCGGATCAATTTGGTTTTACAAAGCGAGAAGTTACGGATGCACTAAAACGCCTTCGCGATCATGGATTCATTACACTGGAACTCAGAAAGATTAATACGGCTAATGGGATTATTAACAATGTGTTATTCATTGAGCCAGTGGCAGGTACGTTAACAAAGATAACCAATCCTAATGTTTTGAGTGATTGTCAAACAAAAGATGAACCTGTTTCTTCTCCCCCTGTTACGTTGAAACGTAATAGGGGTTCCGTTGAAACGGAAGAGGGGTTACGTCAAGACGTAATAGCCCCTACGTTGAAACGTAAGACAAATACAGAGATTACTACAGAGATTACAACAGAGACTAATTCTTCTTGTCAGGTTCTCGCCGAACCCGACGACCCAGCCCGGCAAGTTCTGGTTTATTTCAATCAGACCACTGATTCGAACTACCGCAATGGTAAAACCACGATGGGGTATATCCGTGCTCGGTTGGGTGAGGGTTATGGGGTAGAAGACCTGATGTTAATCACTGATTACCTGACCACCAAGTGGCGGAATGACGGCAAGATGCGGGATTACCTGCGACCGAAAACGCTGTTTGGCCCGGAGAACTGCACGGAATATTTTGACAAAGCGGGCAAGTGGGACAAAGCGGGACGCCCTGCCTGTGTCAATGGTCGCTGGCTGAAAGCCGGAGAAACGGCCATCACCATTGATACCGTGGAGCGTGATGCGACTTTCCGGCTGCTGTTTTCCACTGGCTGGACTCCGACAAACCGTATTCAGGCGCTGGCACAACAACTGGCACGTAAAGCCGGGATAGGGCGGATGAGTGAAGTCCCGGCATTAGCGGCTTGGCGGGGGATCTGGAAACAGGCCGCAGAACAAGTGGCGAAAGAGCAATACTCTGGCCAATAGCAAAAACGCTTTCTGACCAAAAGCGGAAAACCAAAAAACGAGGCAAGACCACATGAGCAACGAAAACGATGTCAATAAACTGATCCTTGATCGGCGTGATATTGCGGATGATGGGTGCGACCATTCAGCCAGCATTATCGATAATCTGAATCAGGCTGCACGGGCACGCAGCCGTCAGCCTTACCAACCCAAAGTGAAGTCCATCCCGGTGGCAAAACCTGCAACTGTCGCTGAACCCAGTATCAACATTGGGAAGCGTTTTAACTATGGCCGGAATATTGTCCGAGGCATGTATGAACTCTCCCGGCTTGGCAGAACGGCAGAGTACATCGCTATTTTACTTCGAATGCCACTTGGCGATGTTCAGCGGGTGTTACTGCGTAAGACAGTAATTCAAAAGGCGGTTTACAAGCAGGTCATGGTAGCACCTAAACCGACTGAAAAAGCGGTTATCAAGCGGCTTTCAGCAGAGTCGAAGGAATAGCTATGCGCCAGCAATCGGACTATTTGCCTGCTGGACTCCCACACAATCGTGGATTGTGGACACAAGATCAGCGTGAGCTGGAAAATCTGGATCTCAAAGCCAGTCGGTTAATCAAACAGCTCAAGCGGCGGAAGATCGACAGGGTGGTTATTTTTAGAGAAATCGAACAGACCGCCGACAAGTATCAAGCATTTTTTAAAGCACGCCTGAATTACTGGCGTGATGTGATGTAAGACTCAACAAAGGGATCCATATGTTAAATGTTATCGATAAGAAAACCTTGCCTGTGATTGCAGGCGTTGAAATTACCACTGATGCTGAAGGACGCTTCAATCTGAATGCGCTGCATAAGGCGAGTGGCAGGGAAAAGAAACATGGTCCAAGTTATTGGCTGACACTTGAGGGAACTAAGCAATTGATTTCAGAATTGCAAAATCAAACTACCGAGATCACGGTAGTTAAAAAAGAAGGACGTACTGGCGGCACTTTCGCTCACGAACTTTTAGCCATCGAATATGCTGGCTGGATTTCGCCAAAATTCCGTCTGCAGGTTAACCAGACTTTTATTGATTACCGTTCCGGCAGGCTGACAACACCTCAACCCGCGTTACCCAATGCCAAACAACTGGCCATGATGGTGCTTCAGGCCGAAGAAGAAAAAGAGCGCCTTTCACTGGCGGTGAATCAGCTAGAACACCAAATCTTCGAGGATGCGCCGAAAGTTGAGTTCCATGACAAAGTCTCTGCCTCACATGGTGCCCTCAGCATGGGACAGGCGGCTAAGGTGTTGGGTACAGGCAGAACCCGGTTGTTTGCGTTTCTGCGACAGATTGGCTGGATAACCCGGCGCAATGAACCGTATCAGGAAAAAATACAGTCAGGCTTGATGGATGTGAAATTAAGCAGTTGGGAACACCCGGAACGCGGGATTCAGGAATGTGTGACGTCACTGATTACGGGCAAGGGATTAACCCAATTACAAAGGCTTTGGACACTGAGAAATCAGGCTAACTGAGAGAGGCAAGACCAATGAAACAATCAAACTGCTTTTTGCACTACCTGAAAGAAGAAGTGATCGGCTACTGGCAAATACTCATTGATGAAGATTTCCGGCTCTATATGCTCGCCTTGTTCTTGCTCCTGACATTTCCGGTTTCACTGCCGGTGATGGCGTTGATTCGGTTTGTTTATGATCGGTTGGGGAAATAAGCATGAAAACGCAAAATACGGAAAGCAGGGCATACACGACTGAAATCGAACTGATTGGGTTTATTTTCTACGATAATTTTGATTTTCGGGCAAGCGGGCGCATTTATCATGATGTCCATCAGCGCTGGTTTGATGGGGCTGAAATCATTACGTCACCCGTTCAGAATATTCATACTTTTAATTCCGATGGCTTTATCCGCACCCGCAATTCGGTTTATAAAATCAGGATGCCGAACCATGGCTAAATCCCCCGCAGAACGGAAAGCCGCTCAACGTCAACGCCAGCAGAACGCTGGCGTCACTAAGGTTGAATTGCTTCTGGATAATCAGGAGCTGGCGATGCTGAAGCAAAATTGTGCCCTTCGACGACCAGGCAGAGAGCCTTATGACGTGAATGAATATCTGACCATGTTAATCCGAATGGATAACCGTTCATTAAAAAAACAGATCGCCAAACTACAGCAGCAATGCTGTGAAAAATGTGGTGAATCGTTACCCGTGGCGGAATGCTGTTTTTCGGGTGAAGCGGCTTGCTGGAATACATTGGGCTGGCATAAGCTGAAGCTGGTGTTATAAATTAAGTGTTGCGTATGACGCGGCATCTTATATAATGCGTTATGCGCAACACCCCAAAGGCATAAAATGACATGATTAAAAGTTTTAAGCATAAAGGGTTGAAGAAATTCTTTGATACTGGCTCGGCTGTAGGAATTGATGCCAAACAAGCAAAGAAGATCAGTGTGCGTTTAAGTGTTCTCGATTTAGCCAAAGACATAAAAGACATCGATGTGCCGGGCTTCTTCTTGCATCCGTTAACCGGTGATAAAAAAGGGCAGTGGGCCATCACCGTCACCGGGAACTGGCGCATCACCTTTGAATTTACGGACGGTGATGTTTATGTCGTCAACTATGAGGATTACCACTGATGAGCACCATGTACAATCCGCCCCATCCGGGTGAGCTGATCAAGGAAACGATGGAAACCTTGAATCTGAGTGCCAGAGCATTAGCCAAAGCACTGGATGTTGCGCCGTCTACGGTACAGCGGTTGATTAGCTGTCAGTCCCATGTTTCCCCTGAAATGGCAGTGCGCCTTTCTGTGGTTATCGGCAGTGCACCGCATGTGTGGTTGGGAATGCAGAATGCCTATGATATCTGGCATATTAAGCAGAGTCTGGATACCTCCCGCTTACAGAAATTGTCGGTAGCATAACAGGTTGTAACCCGCTAAAATCATGCCATCGGCCTGAACATCCGAACCTAAACCTACGCTGCTGTGCCATTACCTTAAGGGATCAAGAATGGCGCAGCATAGTTTTATTAAAATTTCCGACGACACCTTACGGCCTGCTACTCCAGCGACCAGAGAATACCTGCATTCGAAAATCAAATGCGGCGATGTGCTGTATGCCGATTTCAAGAAAGCCCGTAACCCCCGTTTCCACCGCAAATACTTTGCCCTGCTGAATCTCGGTTTTGAGTACTGGGAACCTACCGGCGGCACGATCTCTCCTGACGAAAAAGAACTTGTTCGTGGTTACGTTCAATTTCTGGCTCACTTTGCTGGCAGTGAAGAGGCCTTACAATCTGCTGCTGATGAATACCTTGCCGGCCTATCAAAAAAACGCGCCCACAACATTACCGCAGCTAAATCCTTTGATGCTTTTCGACGCTGGGCGACTGTGGAAGCGGATCACTACGATACTTATGAAATGCCGAACGGCATCCTCTACTGTGAACCCCGCTCTATTTCTTTTGCCAGAATGGAAGATCTTGAATTCAGTGAACTCTATAAAGCCACATTAAACGTGCTTTGGAATTTTATTCTTTACCGCTCTTTTCCGACTAAAGAGGCGGCGGAGAATGCGGCCTCTCAATTGTTCGATTTTCTGTAA